GAGTCCAGTCCAAATGATGTGCTAGTAAGAATGGATAGAGAGAATGCACACTATGAAGTAAATGGATATACATTTACTAGAGAGCATCCATTCGCAGTAATGCATCCAGATGATGCGGAGTTTATATTTGAAACTCAAGAAGGATTTAGAATGGCTACCCCACGCGAGGTTCAAGAATACTATAATTAATAGGAGTGATGGCAATTGATAGAAACATATACTGGTACTAGAGGATTAATAAATATAACCACTCATGATATCTATGGATTGCCAACGCAACCAGATAATAATTTAAATCCAGCCGTAGTAGTAAGAGATCCAGAAACGAATCAGATTTTACTTCAGTCTGTCGCAAGTCTCCTGGATACGGACTATCCAGGAGACTACCAGTTTGTTATACCTTCACAGTATGTTCAATATGATAGAGTACTAAAAATTGAATGGTCATATACTATAGATGGCTCTCAAATTAAGGAGACCGACTTTGTTTATGTAATTACTCCATATTCAACTGTAGATGAAGTAGTATCGGAACTTGGATTCTCTATGAGGCCAGAAGACTCTAACTATTACTCTTATGAGAAAATACGCAGCGCGGCCCGTGTCGCAAGAATGATGATAAACACCGAACTTGGATTTTCTATTGGTAAATATGAGAAAACAGTAGTTGCTTATGGCGATGGAGCAGACGTTCTTCTTCTACCAGAAAAAATAATAAGTATCTCATCAATATATGAAAATGATGAGTTGGTTATAAATAACTCAAATAACTACAATGTTTTTGGATACGAGGTAGAAGTTACTGAAACTGGATACGGTATTAGAATAATTCCTACAAACCCTGGCGATGACATAGATGAAGAAGAAGAATTTGATTACATAGGATTGAATAAGGGTAGGTTTAGAGATGGGTATAGGTATGAAATAACTGGAACATTCGGATGGAACTATGTTCCAGTAGAAATTAAACAATGCATGTACCTTCTAATTAATGACCTACTTTGCAACGACTCTCTTTGGAGAACAAAATACGTTAAAAAAATAAATAGTGGTCAAATGTCTGTAGAGTTATCAAGTCAGTCCTTTAATGGTACTGGAAACGCTTTGGTTGATGCTATTTTACAAAAGTTTAAGATGATACAGGCTGTGATTATTTAATGTATGGATGCTTACAAAGTTCTGTATTCAATATGACTGCTGATATTTATTATCAAATAGAATCTCAAGACCCATCTACTAACGAAATTGATAGAAGATGGTCACTTTTAAAAAATATATCTTGCACTATAAATCCAATTAGAGAGAGCGGTGGTTCTGCAACATCAGATAATAAATATTTTTCTAAAGAGTATACAGAAGATTTAGAAACAAAAATGTATAGTATGGAGCAATTAAGTAAAAGATGGCGCGTTTCAGGAATTAAAAATAACTCTGGAACCGCTCTTTATAAAGAAATAGATAGAATATCTAGTCCAGATACCATATTTGAGGTCTATGCTTCACACCCGATACTTGACATATTTGGAAATATTCAATACTATGAAAATCATTTAAGAAGAACTACGGTACAGAGTAATGATTAATATCAAGGTTACTGAGTCTTCTAAAAATGAATTATACATGGAACTAGAAAATAAAATTAGAGGTATGCAGGAATTATCAAGTTCTGAAACATCAAGAGATATTATGACGGCAGCATATTCTATTTCCGCATTAAAGTTTATTAAGCATACCAATCTACTCGCAAGATCTGCAAAAAAATCATTTCACCATGTTTATGAATGGGGTGCGGTGGGAAGAGAAAATGGTAGGCTCTTTAGAATAATAAAGAGACAGGCTGGGTCTACATCTGCATCTGTTTACTATAAATTTAATAACTCAAAAAAGTCCAGCCCAATAGCACCAGAACTAAGAAAATCTGGTAAGACTGGTAAAAAAGTAACTAAGAGTGGGGTCTTTAAAAGAAAAGCGGAAGTTATGGAGTCTGGATCTCCTGTATCTTTTATAACATCTAGAAATATTGCATTTAGCACTAAAGATAGTGGGATAGTTTTTATCCCTCCAGGTAAAAAAATAAATATTATGAATCCAGGAGGTCAGGACACAAATGGATCATTTAGGAGCCACTTTGTTGCTTGGTGGAAATTAAATTTTCCCAATGTGCTAGAAACGGAAAATATTCCAAAATCTTTAGAGGTAAATGTGGCAAGAGCCTTATCTGCGAAAGGAGCGGGTCCAGCATCTGCCAGATCTGCTATTAAAAGAACTCTATCCCCACATCTAATAGTTGGAAGTGTAATATGACAATATATAGAGAAAATGCTAGATCTATAATAAATGCCTTTTTGTGGAGTGAAATTAAAGAATCTGGCGTACTGGATGATGATGACTATAGGCCAGATAATTTTACAAAAAGTTTAGTACCAATTATACCAGCACAAGAAGTTCCAGAATTTAATAATCTTCTTCAGGATAAAACATATATAATTTATGATTATGAAATAAATGATTATATGGATAAATGGTGGATTTGTGAAGAATCAATGTCATATTCCATAGTGGGAACTAAATTCGGCAAGGTTATGGAAATAACAGAACTAATGGTCGATTTGTTTAGAAGAAAAGACTTGTCTGGTAAAGATTTACAATCATTTAATACTAACCAGGAAAAAATAAAATTTTATTCTGCATGTTTAGATTATGTCAGCAGCCCCTCCCCAGCGGAATCAGAGGGCGGAAGAATAGTTGGAGTAGTACAAATAACATATAAATATTCTAGAGAAGTAGATTCAACTGGAAGGTTTACATAGTTTGCTTTCCTCCTTAACAATGTTATTATATAAAAGAGGAATGATCAATCTGGATATTAATAAATTAATATCCGAAAGGTAGGTGAAAATTTAAATGGCTGGATCTATTTCCAATATTCTCGTAGGTGCTGCACAGATCTTCTTGAGCAAGAATGACAGCACAGACGTTTCAGGTTATCCAAAGGCTATGCCGACATTTGGTAACAAGAAGGCATCAGCATACTTGTTAAACGACGGAGTAGCAGACTGGAGAGATGTTGGCTTCACATCAGAAGGACTTGAGGTTTCTTACGAACCACAGTACGGAGAGGTTGAAGTTGATCAACTCCTTGACTCCGCCCGTATCTTCAAGACACAGTTGAGAGTCATGCTTCGTACTTCCTTCAATGAAGGAACATTCGAGAATATCAACACAGCATTCGGACAAAAAGACGCCGCTGTAACAACAGCAGTCGTTACAGGAGGATCTGCTGGTACACCAACAACTACACCAGTTGCATCATACACAGCAACTCCATCAGGATCAGGAGCAGCAAGAGTAATGAATCTTGAAGGAGGCTCACTTGGTGAGGCTCCTGTAGAAAGAGGACTCGTTGCTATTGGCGCTGCACCAACATCCTTGTCAGCAGACAAGTCTGAGAGAGTTTATCTCGCTCGTCGTGTACTTTCAATGGAGACCGTTTCACACGCTCTCCGCAGAAATGAGTCAACTGTCTACCCTGTTACATTCCGTTGCCTGCCAGACCCACAGTTCCCAACCGCTGAATACGGTGAGGTTCTTGATCGCGTTTGGTCAACACAGTAATTAAATTTATAACTTAATAAGTAGTAAAGGTGCGGCCCCGCAAATGCGGGGCCAATCCTTTATGTTTTGAGCAACCATTTTGATATAATTATATTGCTACTTAGGAGGAAAAAATTGGCAACAACAATTTATGATACTGCTGAATTAGAACTGGAAAACGGAGACAAGATCATTGTCAAGCCTTTACCAATTAAGCAGTTAAAGAAATTTATGAAAGTAATTAGAGAGTTAGACTCAGAAGAAGTTAAGAGTGAAGAAGATGCTATGGATATATTTATCCAGGCTTCTATGATTTGTTTAGAAAAGACTAGGCCAGACCTTTCAGAAGACAAGGACGCCTTTGAGGAAAGTGTTAATATTCCTACAATGATGAAGATTCTTGAGGTTTGTGGAGGGTTAAAGATGAATGACCCAAATCTCCTAGGGGCGGCTCTAGTTGGGACGACTTAGATCTAGCCTCTTTAGAATCGGAGGTTTTCCTTTTGGGAAACTGGAAAAACTATGAAGAACTAGAAGATCAATTGTCTGTAGATGAGTTATTAGCAACGCTAAATGCTCAAAGAAAGCGCAGATATGAAGATCAAAAATTCTTTGCAATGATCCAGGGCATTGATATATCTGATAGTGATGAAGTTTCAGATATCGCAGACCTAAAGGGTGCCACAGCCGTCCAGCAAGGATTTGGTGTAGGTGTGGGACTTGGCCATGCCATCATGGAGGTAGTTGAGCCATGAGTCGCATAGAACTTAATATAGTTGCTACGGGTAATTTTAGAAATGTAGAAACTTCAGTTGCTAGATTAAGATCTCAAATAGATTCTCTCAATGCCTCTATGATGAGCATTGGGTTTAATTCTGCATTATCTAATTCAGTATCATCATTCCAAAATCAGTTCAACAACGCCATTGATAGTAGCGGCATGTTTGAACGACACATGGTAAACCTTACAACAGAAACTACTAGATTCGGCAGGAGCCTTGAGTCTGGTAGCGCTAGGCTTGGTCAATTATTTAAAGCAGCCTCTGACTATAGAAGAGGCGAGTTAGGTCAAATTAGACAACTTGCAAGAGAACAAGTAAGGCTTATGAATTCCACAACCATGAGAATGGCTGATGGTGCTACTCAAGTAATTGTTCCTAGAGGAATTGATGAAGGAATTGAAAAGCAAAGAATTCTTAATCAAGAATACAGAATCTTTAGACAAGTAGTTGCTAATGGATCTACTGAAATTATTAATTGGGGCAAGAATACACAATGGGCTGGTAGGCAGTTAACAGTAGGATTAACCGTACCACTCACCATCTTTGGAGCAGCCGCTGGAAAAGCGTTTATGGATGCTGATAAGCAACTAACAAGACTTACTAAGGTTTATGGAGATGCAACAAAGGGTATGGTTAACTCTAGCGAGTTGGCTAAAATAAGAAGTGAAACTCTAGCATTATCTCCAGAAATTGCTCGCACTATGGGAGTTTCAGTTGAAGAAACTCTAGGAATTGCTGCAGATATTGCTGCTACTGGAGTGCAGGGCAACGAGTTGCTTGCTGCTACTAGCGAGGCAATGAGATTATCAGTACTCGGAGAAGTTGATAGACAAGAGGCTATGAAGGCTACTCTTTCAATTCAGAGTGTGTTCAAAAAGGATACAGAAGGTCTAACGCAATCCATTAACTTACTCAATGCTGTAGAAAATCAAACCTCTGCAACAATTAATGATTTAGTAACTGGAATTGTTAAGGCTGGACCAGTTGTGCAAGGTCTGGGTGGAGATGTTGAGGATCTCGCAGCAATGATGGTTGCTATGCGTGAAGGTGGCGTATCTGCATCTGAGGCAGCCAACGCAATCAAGTCATCTCTAGCATCCTTGATTAATCCTACAAAACAAACAACGGAAGTCCTGTCAGGATTTGGCATAGACATTAAAAGTATTGTAGATAAAAATGCTGGAGATGTTATTGGAACCCTGATGGATCTACAGTCTGCTTTAGCAGGACTTGATGATTTAAGTAGACAAAGATCTATCGAACAGATCTTTGGTAAGTTCCAATTTTCAAGAATCAATGCTCTTCTAGCGAACCTCGGCAGGGCGGGAAGTCAGACAGAACAAGTGTTTGCTATAGCAGGAATGAGCATAGAGGAACTTGCAAAAAATGCAGACGCAGAATTAAAAGCAGTAACAGAGTCAGTTACTGGTAAATTCCAAAGGGCTTTCGAATCACTAAAGGCAAGCCTCATCCCAATCGGTGAGACATTTGTAACTATTGGCACGATATTACTAAATGTTGGAAATAAAATATTAGAAATATTTAATGCTATACCAGACCCAATAAAAAATATTATTAATGGATTATTAGGATTCACGGCGGTACTTGGTCCAATTATTATGATTACTGGTGTACTAGGTAACTTCTTTGGCTATCTAGTTAAAGGCATATCAACATTAATGGCATTTAAGAAAGAGGGCAGGGGAGCCTTTGATCTATTAACATTAGACTCTATTGCTGCAAGAGATGCCTCAGAGTTGCTCTCAGAAAGCCTTTACGATCAAGGTACTGCTATGAATACAATGGCCCAGGCTGTGGACACCCTGGTCAAAAAACTTCAAGAACTTGTTAATCAATTAAATCATACAAAGAGTGCATCTGGAGGATTGGATCAGGTTTCACAGGGTGTTCTAGCCAATGCAGAAGCCGCAGCAATTGTAAGAATGGGTCCAGGAACTCCATATACTACTCCTGAAATTCCATGGACTAAGGAGCAAGGAAGACAAAGATATAAAGGCAGGGCAGAGGCTGGAGTAACGTATTCCCACCTAACACCAGAGTCTATGCTGGGGGGAAGAGGAGTACTAGGGCTTGGTACATTTGTTGATCAGGCAGGATCTGATGTTCAGAAAGATCTTAAAAATTTCTATCAAGATTTAGTTTCATTAAGAGAAGAATCAATAACTCCAGAAATTAGAAGACAAGCCTTAGAAGACTTATCTAGAGGTTATCATGGCACAGGACCAGCATTAGAAGCCTCTCTAGCACAAATTAGAGCATTAACAGATGAGCAATTGGCGCAAATTCTTCCTACATGGGAAAAACTTACAACTCAGTCTACAGAGTATTTTGCTATTCTTTCAGTTGCTGCAGAAAAAGCAGAAGCAGGGAATCAAGAAGTTGCTGCAGCGTTTAAAAAATATTCACAGGATATAGAATCTGGTAGAGATCCAATCGCATCTTTAAGTGAATTAAGATCTGCTATAGATGGTACTGATCAGGCCGTAGATAAAAAAGTTAAAGAAATCGCGGCAGAGTTCGATAAAATCGAACAAGAACTGCTTGCCATGCCAGCGGGACGAGAAAGAGCAGTTCGTACAGCAGAACTAGTTAAAGATAGAATAATAACTCCATACGAGATTGATCCTACACAAACACTTTCTGCTGCTGGAATTAAAGGAATGGGCGAAGGCGGGTTAAGAAATCCATTACTACATGCCATTCAAATGTACACAGATAGAATGTTTAATGATGCTCAAATAAGTCAAGAAATGTCTGCTGCATTAGCAACAGGAAATAAAAAACTTGTAGATGCATTATTAAGATTGGCGGAGGCCAGACAGCGTGAAGCCATGGCGTCGGAAGAAAATGTTGCAGCAGAAGAACAGTACCAACTTGCTGCAAAGAATCAAGCAGAGGCACAGGCAGCATATGCTAAAGCACAAAAAGAAAGCGCACAGGCGTTATTAAGATATGGTCCTAATAGCCCTCAATACAAGGCTGCGAAACAGGCAGAATATCAGGCTCAACAAAAATTAATTCAGTCAGATATTCAATTAGTTGCCGCATCAGAAAGAAAAAAGACAGCCATATTGCAAAGTAACAGGGCTAGCCAAGAACTTTCTGAAGAAGAAATTCAATTAGCAGCATTAAGAGAAAGACAATCTCTGGAAGTTACAGAAAATATTGTTTCTACCCAAAGAAATAGTGATTCTACTAATAAAGGAACTGTAGCAAGAGAAGGGCAAACTGCAGCAATATCTTCTAACAAAGGAGGAATGCTTGCGGGAGGCAAGTTGGGAGGAGCAATAAGCCTTGCAAGTATGGCTGCGATGTTCCTACCTCGTCCTGGAGAAGATACTGGGGCTGGGCAAGCAATGAATGCTGGAATAAATATAGCAAATATGGCTGGCATGGGCGCAATGTTTGGACCCAAGGGACTTGCTATAGGTGCTGCTATAGGTGTCGCTGTAGAAGGAATTTCATTCTTTGGCAGAAGGTCTGAAGAAGCAGCAGCAGAACTTGCAAAACTAAAGGCTGGAATAGAAGCGTCTAAGACTGGACTCACAGAACTAGAAAAAGAATTCTTTAATGTAGAGCCGTTAAAACAATTAGAAGATTTACCATTAAATGCATTTAATCTAAGAACGCAAGAGGCTACTAATAAGTTAAGAGAGTTTGCTAATGCTGTAGCAAACGCGGAGCCAGGAAGTGTTGAGGCTGGAAGAAGAGATCAAATTGCATCTATGGAATCTGCAGAGCAATTTATTAATGATCCAATGTTTAGTAAGATGGTTTCAGAAGCACTTCTAGGTGGCATGGATATAAAGAGCATTAAGACCATGATAGGTGGTTATTTATCTGCTACTGGTAAAGAAATATTTGCTCCAATTGTAAATGCTGAGTTAGATCGAATAGGAAAACTTGGCACAAAGCCAGAAGAAATAGGAGCAAAGTATCTAGCACAATTACAAGATATTGCTGATAGAGTAATTAGGGGTGCTGATTATACTGAAAAAGAAGCAGATAGATTAAGAAAAGCACAGCAGTTGTATGAAGAATCTAGAGGCGGGAAAGAAGTACTAGCAGTTAACCCTCAAACTGGGGAAAGTGAACAGGCTAATTTAGCAGATACTGCAGTATATCTCAATAGCATAGCAGAACAATTTGGAATGACTCTAGAAGAACTGCTAGGATTAATTCAAGAACGAATAACTAATCCTGAAGCAGAAAGTAACCCAGCAGTAGATGCTGCTATGAAAGGGCTTTCTGTAGATGGTCAGCAATATGGACCAGAATTTAATCAATTCATACTTGATATCTTGCCAGCATTAAAAGAAGTCGTTGCCATATCTCCAGACTTATATGAAATAGAAGACGTTATGGGGGCTGTTGGCAATGAAGCATCTATGATGGCTCAAGGAATATTTGCTGCCATGGCTTCTGGGGGGCAGACATTTGATCAATTCTTAACTTCACTAGGCGCTAGTGCAAATGCTTTAGATAGTAATAAGCAACTAATTGGTGAAATACAAACACAAATTAATGAAATGTCTCCAGATGCTGGTAGAGCATTCTCCATGATGATGGAAAGCGGAGTTCAACTTCAAGATGCATTAAGAATTGTATCAATGGTTATTGCTGATGTTAATACAGACTGGGCAGCACTTGCTGATATGGCAAGAACTAATCCTGCAAACTTTAGAGCGAATGTTTGGACCTCTTTCATACAAGGAAGTCCAGTTGGAACAACTCCTACCGCCCAGGCTGCGACGAATCCAGAAGATGCAATTCAATCAGCATTAGGAGCCATAGATTACTCAGGTGACGCTGGCGGAGGATCTGGAGGATCTGGATCAGACTACTACGACAAACTTATTGAAGCACAAGATAAGATAATTGAAGGTATTCAAAAGGAACGTGAGGAGCGTCAAAAACTACTTGAATTACAAGAAAAGCAAGTGGATTTTGCACTACGCAGACAAGACTTAGAAAATCAAATAGCCAGAGCAACAGCAGAAGGCAATTTTGCGGAAGCGGCTCTTTTACAGGCACAATTAAATGCAGAAAAAGAAAAATATCAAGCAGAAGAGATTGAAAGAAGAAGGCAGGAAAGAGAAGATAAGAAAATTGCTGCCGCTGAAAAAGAAAAAGAAAGACTTCAAAAACTTCAAGATGCTTCTTCTGGTGGCGGCGGTGGTGGGGGATCTACTGGTCCTTCAGCAGCACAACAGAAATGGACTGCTAATAGGGTAGAGGTTCTAACTAGTGGAGTTGTTAACTGGACAGAGGGTGCGGAACTAAGAGTAAGAACTTCACAAATGGGGCCATGGACAGCCTTCTTCGATAGTGATAGAGTAAAATCTTATAGACAAGAACTAGAGAAATTAAATATACCCGCAGAAAATATAGATCAAATATTAAATGAATTATATGATTCATGGATAGACAACAATAATCAACTGTTTGCTCAAACCGATGATTATAAGTTTATAGAAGATTCATTGAAGAAGATGGGCGTAGCAGGAGAAGATCTAAAAGAAGTAATGCCAGATGTTTTCGGGGCACTTCTGGATAAAGAACTTAATCCTAAAGAAAAAATAGATGTTATAGCCGGAGCCTTGTATGATCTTGGATATGAAACTGATGAAGCATATAGAAAAGCAAAGAAACTATATGATCAGTACGGCGAGGACTTTGATGGCAAGGGAATAGATGATGAAATTGCTAGATGGGTTGAGTGGAATGATATTATTCTTAAGGCGCAGGATAGACTAAGAAAAATAAACAAACAATTGTCTGAGGGCGCAACAATATCTGATTTAGGTCTTTCTGCAGATAGATTAGAAGAGGTTGCAAGAACCGCTGCTGGTCAAAGTACTGCACAAACTGGTCCAACATTTAATGCGGGTGGAGTAAAACTTACTGGAGAAAATATTGGATCTGACCTGATGCTTGGAGTAGAAAAAGGGTTAACTGATGGAGTTCAGGCAACAGAGGCTGCCACTAGACAGGCTATAAAGTGGCTTGAAATATGGATGAGAGATGAAACAAAAACTAATTCTCCCTCAGAAGTATATAAGTTATTAGGCAAAGATATGATTGCTGGACTTATCAATGGATTAGTTATCCCTCCAGACACCGCAACTGGTGTTATTACAACAATAACAGATACATTTAAGTCAGCAGTAGATTCATACAAAATATTATTTACAGATCCAACAAATGGAATAAGTGGTGTAATAGATGCAGAAGTAAAGACTGCTGCAGATAATTTCTACAACACTATGACCACAAGAATGCAGGAAACTGTAGATGAAATTAATAACATACTTAAAACTAATTTAACTAACTATACCTTCCAAATTACTGGAAATCCAAAGATTTATGATGGTGGGGCAAGATCACTATGGCAGAGGGTGTTTGATGGAATTCCAGATGGAATGTTTACCTCCACTATGCCACAGTATGCTACTGGTGGATATGTAAGCGGTCCAGGCGGTCCAACAGAAGATAAAATTCCTGCTCTACTTTCTGATGGAGAATATGTAATCAAGGCTTCTAGTGTTAGTCAGTATGGCACAGAATTATTAGATCAAATTAATGCTAGAAAGTTTTATACTGGCGGATATGTTTCTGCCGACCGTGCAGAAACAGCAGCAAGCGGTAACAAGTATCTTGGTGGATACAAGCCTAAACCACAATATTCTGGTGGAACACCTACATATACTAGTGGATATAGTAATTCAAATACACAGGCTACAAGACAGAGCGGTGGCAGCGGTGTAATGAAGGGACTATACAATAAAGCATTAAGAAATGCTTCAATAATGTCTATGACTAGACAACCATTTTACTCTCCAGGAATTGGTGAAGAGGTTGGTGGTATATGGCAAATATTAAGAAATATTGCAGCATCAACAACCGACCTTCTACTTGGGGGATTTGTTCCTCCATTTATGAGATCAGAAAGATCTGGAGATTCATTCTTAGACAGAATAAATTGGAATAGAACCTCTATCGGATCGCTTATTGGTGGAGACGACTATCTAAATACTTCAGGATCAGAACTACTTGCTTCCATGCTAGACTTTGCCCCAGGTGGCGGAAAGGGAAGCAGCAGGGCCAGCGCTTTTATTCCAGTAGGTGTAAAGGCTG